CACGCGCGGTGTGAAATACTCCCCTTGCAAAACAGTGCTTTTCAAACTCGGAGACCCCTAATTGATCATTGCCAAGGCATGTCACTGTCACTGTCCGTTTCATGGTAAAATGATCCTTAATGCGGTGTTAGAAGTATAACGATTCGGTAACGATTCCAAGTTTTCTGACACTGAAACGTAGGAAACGCAATTTTGACGGCCTATATATAGGTGAGGGAACGAAGTGACCGAACCTATCCAATGCAGGGCAAGGTACCTAGGCAGTCATCGAGGCTCGTGGCTCTCTAGGAGCCACTCGCCTAATGTAATTAACTGCATTGCATGTAATGTTATGCAATCGCACGCGCGAGGCCGAAAACTTCGAATAGAGCTTCCCTTTCCGGGAACAGGCCACTCCCCTCGTTCTGGCACCTACCCACGGTCCGTCAGGTCCACGGCCAGTGCCCGCTCGCCTATTTCCGGAAAGGGAATTCAACTGCAATTCCAAGCGTCCCGCCCCAAGCGGGGACGCGACATTCCATTGCCGCTACAATTCTTCCCTTTCTCTGCGGCGTGCCCCGCAAACCACGGAGGAATGACATGCGGATGCTTGTTGATGCCGATACCGGCAAGCCGATCAATCCGTATCAGGCCGAGGTCGGCAAGGTGTACGAAAGGGCGACTGGGGCGACTGGGAGCAGGCAGGCGAAGGTCGACTTCCTCGACCGCGCCGCTGCCAAGTCGCTCAGAGCATCACCTCGGGGCGGGCGGCGTACCGCCACCGCTGCCAAGAAGGAAATGCTACGGGTCCTCCGGGAGGAGGGCCTGACCGTCGTCGAGGCGATGCGGTTCGTCGGCCGGAAGGAAACCACCTACCGCTACTGGCGGGAGTCGGACCCCGACTTCAAGGCCAAGGCCGATCACATCCTCGGCCTCCGTCGCCGCAAGGCGGGTGACCGCAAGCCGGTCCCGCCGTTCCCCGAGTTCTGTGAGAAGTACTTGGGGCTGCGGCTGTTCTGGCACCACCTCCAGTGGGTCGACCTGATCGAGGGGCGTGAGCCCCGAGACATGCACCCGGCTCAGCGGTACAGCGAAGGCACCGACCCGAACCTCGTTCTGGTCAACGTGCCGCCCGGTCACGCCAAGTCCACCGTCGTCACCGCCGCCTACACGCTCTGGCGGATGCTGGAGAACACCAACTCGCAGTTGGTCATCGTCTCCAGCAACGAGTCACAGGCGAAGAAGTGGATGTTCCAGATTCAGGACTGGCTGTCGAACCAGTCGTTTGCCGACCTTCAGATGGACTTCGGACCGGATGGCGGTTTCGAGAAGACTTGTCCGGTCTGGAACAAGACCCAGATTTACTTCCCGGACGAGCTTCGAACCGAGAACGCGAAGGACCCGACCCTCGAAGTCCTCGGTATGGGTGGCAAGATTTACGGTTCCCGCGCCGATCTGATCATCCTTGACGACATCGTGGAAGAGGGCAACGCCCACGACTTTGACCGGCAGATCAGTTGGCTGACCGGCATGGTGTTGACCAGGCCGCAGGACGAGGACAAGGTTCTGGTCGTCGGTACCCGGATGGCTCCGGTCGATCTCTACAAGGAACTATTGAACCCCCAGCGATACGAGGACGAGGAACCGCCCTGGACATACTTCTCGTCCCCCGCTGTATTGGAGTTCGCTGACGATCCCGCCGACTGGCTCACGTTGTGGCCGAAGTCCAACATCAAGAAGAAGGGGCGGGTCACCAAGCCGGACAAGGACGGTCTGTACGTCAAGTGGGACGGACCGGCCCTGGCCAGGATGCGGAAGCGTGTCTCCACCGACCCCTACGCCTGGTCGCTGAAGTATCAGCAGGAGGACGTTTCCCTTGACACCATCTTCCCACGAGACGACGTGTACGGCTGCGTGGACGGCATGCGTCACGCCGGACCGCTGGTGGCTGGTGCCCCAGGACATCCTGCGTCGGGCATGCAAGGACTCTACGTCGTCGGAGGCTTCGATCCAGCGTCAGAGGGCTTCTCTGCCGCCTGCGTGATCGCTCTTGACCGGAACACCAACCGCCGCTACGTGTTGGCCATTCACAATCAGGCCAACATGCAGCCCCGCCAGGTACGGTCACTGATCACTTCGTGGACCCAGCAGTACGGTGTCAACGAGTGGCGGGTGGAAAAGGTCCTGTTGTCCTCCTGGATCATGCAGGACAAGGAAATCGTGCAAGACCTGGCGAACATGGGTTGTTCGATCCTGCCACACCAGACCACCCCCGGCACCAAGTGGGATGCCGACGCGGGCGTGATGGGCATGTCCGGTCTGTTCAAGAACCACGCCACCGGAGACAACCTGATCTCATTGCCGTCGCCTCGGGGCAACGAGCACGTCCGAGCACTGACCGAGCAACTGGTCAACTACTTCCCGAAGACCAAGGGCCACACCGACACGTTGATGGCGATGTGGTTCGCTGAGGTGCGTTGCCGGGAGTTGGTGACCAGCCTGAACGAGAACATGTATACAGACAGTGAATACCTATCTCAACGCGGACTGGAGAGTCGTCAAGTCATCGACCTTGCCGCTATGGACATGGAAGGCGACGACTATGACATGCCTAGATGGTGGAGCTAATGCTGGTAGGGGCTAACGTTCTCACCCGGCCGCTGAAGCGCGAGATTCTGGTCAAGTACGACACCCTGAAGATCGCCAATGGTGCCCGGGATGCTCGCCATCACGATGTGGCTGCCATCCGACGCGGTGACGCCGAGGACATCATGCCGGGGTTCTTCCCCCGATCCTGGCCGAAGCAGGTGATCGCCAACACGATCGACCTGGCTTCTACCGACCTTGGTGAAATGGTCGGCATGCTGCCGACCTTCCAGTGCCGTCCGGCTCGGACCACGGTTCGTTCCAGTATCGAGGCGGCCGAGAAGCGCACGAAGATCGTGAACGGTTATGTAGCGAAGTCCCGCCTCCAAAAGTACATGTACTCGGGAGCAGACGGTTACTTCAGCTTCGGTTTCATGGTCTTCGTGGTGGAACCCGATTTCGAGCACTCTTGCCCGGTGATCCGGATTGACCAGCCACAGGGTGCCTATTACGAACTGGACTTCTTCGGAAACGTGAAGTGTTACTTCAAGCGGTGGATCGAGACCGCCGAGTCGCTGATCGCCAAGTTCCCAGACCTGGAGTCCAGACTGATCGACTCGTTCTCGAAGCGCGCCGTTGACGGCGCGCAGATGATCGAAGTGGTCAAGTACTACGGCAAGGACTACACCTGCGTCTTCCTGCCGACCGTCGACGACGGGCACTTTGTCCGGGAGGCACCGAACCTGACCGGACGGGTGCCGGTTTTTGTGGCTGAACGTCCTCGTTGGGACGGTGAAATCCGGGGTCAGTTCGACCAGGCCCTTTTCGTACAGCTTGCTCGGGCCAAGATGGGCCTGCACATGCTGGACATCACCGACCAGGCCGTGAACGCGCCGACCATCCTGCCGACCGACATCACCAAGTTCCCCACCGGCCCACGAGCCATCGTCCGGACCAACAATCCAACGGGTGCCGGTAAGATGAAGATTGAGGTTCCGCCCCAGGTCTTCGCCGCCAATGAGAACCTCCGTGGTGAGGAGCGGATCGCCGCCCGCTACCCGGAGGGCCGTACCGGCAACATCGACGCCTCCGTCATCACCGGAGAGGGCGTCGAGGCCCTGTTGGGCACCATGTCGTCTCAGATTTCGACCGCCCAGGCCCAAATCAAGGATGCCGCCTCTGACGCGCTGGCGTACTCTCTGATGATGGACGAACTGTATTGGCCGGACGTGCAGAAGACCTCCGAGGGCTACTATGAGAACCAGGGATTCTCGCTCCGCTACACCCCGAGCAGTGACATCAAGGGTGAGTACGGGGTCGAGGCAACCTACGGCATGCTGACCGGCATGGACTTTAACCGTGCTCTGGTGGCCATGCTCCAGATGCGCGGTGACAAGCTGGTGTCCCGAGCCCTGGTCCGACGCCACCTGCCGCAGGGTATGGGCGGCATCGAGGTTGATGCAGAGGTCGACATCGAGGACCTGACCGACGCACTGAAGCAGGGTGTCTTCGGAATGGCTGGTGCCATTCCTCAGTTGGCCGCAGCGGGCCAGGACCCGACTCAGTTGGTGAACCAGATCGCCCGAATGATCGACTTCCGTCGAGCCGGAAAGCCGATGGATGAGGCGATCCAGAAGGCTCTGGAGCCAACTGAGGAGGAGAAGGCTGCCGCTGAGGCAGCCGCCCAGGCACAGGCGACCGCGAATCCGCTAGGAGCCGCCCTGGGTGAGGCTGGTGCTGCAACCCCCGGTGGGGGTAACCCGGTGACACCGGGGGTCAGCCCCGGTGGTAATGAGGGCATGGGGTCCATCCAACAACTCCTGGCCGGATTGACCAGCGCGGGTGAGCCGACGCTTTCCAGTCGAGTCGCTCGATCTCTTCCCGCGTAGGGGTTTCTGATGCCGTACAAGAGCGCCAAGCAGCGTAGGTACATGCACGCTAAGCACCCCGAGATCGCCGCACGGTGGGATCGGGAGTACGGCGGCAAGGTTAAGCGGAAGAAGTCTCCCACCAAGCGGAAGAAGAAGTAGCGTGCCTCGTGACATGCACAAGAAGGTCAAGGTGAAGAAGGTCAGGAAGGCTACTCACGGTGCAACCGTGTCTGCTGTAGCCAGGACCAAGGCAGGCGGCAAGGTTGTATCCGCCGTGGCCAGGAAGCGGAAGTAGCATGAGGTTCAATCAGCCGGAAGGTGGATGGGAGGGTACTGTGCTTTGGATTCTTGCCGTCATCGGCGTAGTCCTGATCATTCTATGGGTGACCGGTAACCTGTAAGCCCCTCCACCCACGCGCAGGTGGAGTTGCTGCGGAGGAGCGCCTGGAGGGAACCTCCGATGGCCCTCGTGGCAGAGCCGGTGGGGCGAGCTTATTGTGGCGTAACCAGTGCCGCCCGCGATCGGCACTAAACTTCAACCAAGGAAGGTACTAAAATGGGAGTTGCAACTACTACCAGCCTGGCTGACAAGCAGGCTACTGTCGCCGCCGAGGCGCAGACTGATGTCGAGAAGGTCACCGAGGCCGAGGCTGCGGAGAGGCAGGCCGCAGAAGACCTTCGCCTGGCGGTTGATTTCTCTGAGGAGCAGCGACAGGCTCGGGAGCGCAGGGAGGCCACTGAGAAGCGTCTTGCTGAGGAGCAGGAGCAGGCCGAGCAGTGGAAGGCCGAGGCTGACAATTTCAGGCAGGCCCGTGAGGACGCTGAGGCAGCCCGAGTAGCCGCAGCCGAGAAGGCCGAGAAGTCTGCCAAGTCCGACGCCAAGGCTGACAAGTAACACGTCCCCAGCGTCTTGTGCGCTGGGGTTTTGGGAGTGAATGGTTCTTCGACTGTTCGAACTCCGCATGCGGAACGGACAGGACTCGGGTTCGATTCCCGACACTTCCACCAGGAGGATAAATGGCTAACGGTCACGGCGGGTACCGCCGACCAGCGAATCCAGCCCCGGTGTCTGGTCCCGGTGCCCTGTCCCGCCGAACTGACGGCGGGCCGTCTCAGCCTGTTGAGCGGCTGCCTGACGCGGGCTACGGTGAGTCGAAGGCGTTCGAGGAACAGCAGGCCGGTGCCCCGGTTTCCGCATCCGCAGCGGTGGTTGATCCGTCCGGAATCGTTCCATTGGATGCTCCGACCACTCGACCGAACGAGGCGGTTACGACCGGCATGACCAGCGGGGTCGAGCCAATGGTCCCTGACGAGGATGATATTCAGCGGTTCCGTTCTTACCTCGGACCCCTGAAGGCCATCGCATCCCGACCGGGAGCTTCGAGCGCCACTCGTCAGTTCGTTCGTCAGCTTGAACAGCGTTTGCAGGAATCCTAATGGCAAGCTACCCTGACTGGTGGGCTAACCGGTGGGGCGACATCGCTTCGTCCACCGTGTCCACCACCCAGCGAGAGCCGGTCTATGGTCTGGTTGGTGACATCGCCTTGACGCCGATGCGTCCGGGCACATACGAGGGAGTCCTGAACGATATTCAGGGCTTCTCCGAGGAGACCGCCACCCGACAGGGTTATGTGGCTCAGCAGCGTCGCGCCGGTCCTCCGAGCCTGAACGAGGTTCGGGACCAGATTCGATTCCAGACTCAGATGATCGACCGCGCCGTCGAGGACGGCGCTCTGTCACCGGGCAACGCCGAGCAGGTGAAGAACGAGACGGTCAAGAGCCTGGTCGATGCTCTGACCGGAGCCAGGGATCAATACAACCTGGGTGACGACGAGACCGACAAGCTGATCGCCTACTTCCTGGAGGGCGACGACGAGAAGCTGTTCGGGAAGATTCCTCGGCTACGTCTTATCAAGCAACTGTCCAGCGTGGATGAGGAAACCGGACTGAATCGAACTGAGCGCAAGTGGTTGCAGGCTCAGGCCGATCAGGACTCGGACATCGCCTGGCAGGAGGATGCTCAGCTTGACCGAAAGCTCCAGGCCGCCGCAAGGCAAACCCTGGAGTCTGGTGAGTGGGAGGATGACCTAGCCCTGGCGTATGCTGAGTATCAGGGCAACCCAGCCAAGGATGTGCTCCAGGAGGGTCTGGAGTGGTTGGACCAGAACGTCTACGAGCCGATCAAGGAAAATGTAGCCGCAGGAGCCATCTTCCTGAATCAGTGGGGCGACCCGAAGTCCAGCCTGGAAGGCGCGCCTTGGCGTCAGGTCTGGCAGGAGTCGAGGGAAGCCGCTAACGACGTGTCTTTCGGGCAGGCGTTCATCGATGCCATCACCGAGAATCCGGACGAAAGCCATCGTGCATATCGCGCGGGCTTCGACGAGGCCGGTAACCCGCTGGACCAGGCGTACTACGATCGCCGCGCCGCCCCCGTCTACAACGTTGCAACCGGACTGACCGACTTTGCTTTCGGATGGTATGCTGACCCCCTGGTGGTTGCCAGCAAGGCTTTCACCGTTACCAGGGCGATCAGTCGGGCTGATGCCGCTGCCATGCCCCCTGCTATGCGGACCCGCTTTCTTCGGGTTGCCACCACACCCTCGGAAGAATTGGGTGCGGTGCGGGCCAATGTCTCGAAGTTCAATCCGGTCGACCAGGCGGCCCTTCGGGTTCGGGACCGAATGGACGAGGTTCGAAATCAGGTTCGAGCCGGTGAAATGGATGAGTTGAGCTTGTCCAAGCTGGCTGCATTCAAGGATGACCCGATTGCTACCCGGTTCTTCGTCGAGGCCGCGAATTTCAAGAAGTCTGACGAACTCGGTCGACTGACCGACGAGTTCGATGACGATGTATTCAACTTGTCTGTCGCCGCCATGTATGGTCACGGACCAGCCATTCGTGAGATCGCCAACAAGAGTGATGAGTTCCGTGGCCTGCTCGCTGCCTGGGACCCGAAGCTGAAGGAACTGGACGAGGATATCGCCTGGTTTATGAACGACTACGAGCGTGGACTCGAATATGGAGCCGAGCGCGGGGTTTCCAGTCGAGAGGCATGGGAGAAGACTTGGAACGCCAAGTTCGATCTGGACCGCGCGGTTGATAAGGCTGATTCGCTCCGAAGTGAACTGACCCAGTACCGGTCGTACACTCAGTTCACCGACGACGTGTTGCACTCGCCGGACGCTGCGATCCTCCGGAACGCGCGATTTTCGCCGCAGGCGCGTCAGGTCACCATGTCTCTTCGGACCAATTCGGTTGGTGGTCCCGGTTACGAGATCACTCGGTATCCAAAGGCTGCATTCAAGAGGCGATCTGGTAATGTGGACCTGACCCGAGGGTCAGAGACCTTCGAGGGCGCACGACGATACTTGGACGACATGGCCAAGTATGGTAACAAGAGGTTGCTGGGTGACACGGTTGACCTGGATAATCTGAATCGCGTTGCCCACGAGCGAGGATTCGGTAACTGGCAAGAACTGAAGGATACCAGTCTTCAGCGCATTCTGCACTCCAGCACCGATGTCGAGCGTCGAAGCGCCATGGCTGACCTGGAGGACATCGGTGTTCAGGTCGTTGCCAGCAAGTATGACGTGACCGCAGATGCCGCGCTCCAGATTCTTCGGACCCACCAGACCAAGCGGAACCAGCTATACGCCGCGATGATTCGGCAGAAGGAAGAGACCGCTCGGATCGAAGCCCTCCCAGAGGGTGAGACCCGTGACGTGTTCACCTATGCCGATGGTGACACCGTTCGAGACATCGAACTGCCCATGTCGGTGACCGAACTCCAGAACTACTACGTGCCGATGGACCTACGGTCCCTCGACAGTCTTCTGAAGGTCCACGGCGACGGTATCAAGACTGCCTGGGACCGGACGACCGGAGCCACTCGTGAGAGTTTCACCGAGTTCTTGTCTGGTTTCAATTCGTTCTGGAAGCCTGCTGTTCTGATTCGCGGTGGCTATCCGATCAGGAACGTCACCGATGGTCAGCTTCGAGCCCTGGCTTTGACCAACTCACTGATGACCGCCGCTAACTCGGTTCGCGGACTGGGGATCGGAACCGTGAACACCGGTAGCCGTCTGCTGAACGCCTTCCCGCGATTGGCCTCGAAGGTTACCAAGGGACGAACCCCCGCTGTTCAGCTTCCCGTGATTTCCCAGGTGGGGCAGAAGTCGGGCGCAGCGGTCAAGGTTCGCGGTCAGACTTTCTCTGCTGAGTTTGCTCGCGGTGAAGGTGACGTGGCTCTGGCTATGAACTCGTCCGACACCGCCATGAAGCAGATGTTCGAGCGAACCCTGAAGGACGCTCGGGGAGCCCTGGGTGCCCTGCGGGCCACTCGTCACGGTGAGCCTGGTCACGCGGGCGCATGGGCACACGTTCTGAATGAGCGTGTGACCAAGGACCCGATCTGGCGGAAGATGCTTCAGGGACAGGACGACGACACGATTGTCGCTTGGCTGAACAATTCCGTCGAGGGTCGCGCTTTGAAGAAGCGCGTCCCGTTCCGATCGTACGATCCGACTCGATGGATCGACGAAATGCGACTGCATTTCGACACCTACGTCGGTGATGACGTGCTCCGCGCCAAGCTGGCTGCGGACGAAGCGGTCGACGTGAAGTTTCTTCAGGGATTGATGGACAACGGCAAGATTGCCCCCATGTCTGTCGACGAGGCTTCGGTGGCGATGGCACAGGGTACCGGCAGCACGCTGGGGAAGCTGGTCAGCGACTTCGTGGACAACGCTTACAAGTTGCTGGGTACTATGCCTGAAGACACCTTGATGCGTAACCCGTTCTTCCGAACCCAGTACCGGCGTCGGCTGAACGATCTGACCCGAGACATGAAGCCTGGCGAAATGCTGTCCGAGACTCAGCAGAAGGCTTTTAGCCACAACGCTCGCCAGTTTGCACAGAGGCAGACCAGGCGTTACATGTTCACCCTGGCTGACCAGTCGGACATGACGCACTGGTTCCGGTTCATGTCACCGTTTATCGCCGCCCAGATGGAAGCTGTCCGGAAGTGGGGTCGAATCTTCTTCGAGCACCCTGAGTCGTTCTCCCGCCTGTACGTCAATGGTTGGAACGATCTGGATGACGCAGCTTGGTGGGAACTGGTCGACCAGAATGGTCGAGGTGAAGATGATCCCGAGCATGGTCCGTTGGAGAACCTGCGGATGCAGGTTCCGAAGGCTCTGTTGAAGAAGCTGGACTGGTTGGTGCCGGGCAACTTCTCCGAGGTGTTGGACGTGTGGGCACCGGACATCGAGGGTGTCGAAATGCCGACCGACCTGACGCCCGCCGAGGCTGACCGATGGAAGAAGACTCAGGAAGGCTTCATCGGATTCTCGATTCCGAAGCAGTCGTTGAACATTTCGCTTCAGGGTGACCCGTTCTTTATTCCCGGAGCCGGTCCCTTGATTCAGATGCCGCTCGGGTTCCTGGCTAGTCGGTATCCGGAACTGGCCAACCAGAAGTCCTTCGAAGGAATGGTCTATCGTTTCCTGTTTCCAACCGGAATTCCGGACGCGGTTGACACGATCTTCCCTGCGGCCTGGATGCAGCAGGCGCTCCGCACCTTCCGTGGTACCGATGATCCGGTGTTCACCAACATGGCGGATAACCTGTTCAAGCAGGAGTACTATCAGTGGGAGGCCGAGGGGCGGCAGGGGCCGCCCCCGGACCCTCGGGAGATTCTGGAAAAGGCGAAGCTGAGCCAGGTGTATTTCACTGTGGCCAGGCTTGGTTCTCCATTCTCGTTCCAGCTTCAGCCACAGGCTCAGTTGTTCATCGACGCCGCTCGACAATATCAGCAGCAGTATGACTTCGAAGAGGCATACGCTAGGTACGTCAAGGACATGGGCGACGAAGCCTTTTACTTCTGGACTTCGAACTCACAGACCAACGTAGGGGTTCCGGCAACCTCGGCTGGTGTGCGTCAGAACAAGCGGTTCAAGGGTCTGATCGAGGACCATCCGGACATTGCACTGGCCATTACTGGTCTTCAGGCTCAGCAGGATGCGTTCAACTACGCGGCCTACGAATCTCAGCTTCACACCCAGGTGTCTCCATGGGACGACACCAAGCGACGAGAGCGACTGACTCCAGAGGAGTCAATCGCCAAGGCCGAGGCGGCAAAGGGTTGGGACGAGTGGCGACTCGTGCAGAGTGCCATCACTGCCGAACTGGCCGCACGCGGTCTTACCTCTACTCGTCAGGCTGGGGCAGAGGACCTGGCCGAACTGAGCCGCAATGTGCGTGAGGCTCTGAAGGACCAGTATCCCGGTTGGGATGCCGACCAGGCCACGTTCGATAAGAACCGAACTTACGCCATTGTCGATGACTTCCGTTCCGTGTTGAATTCGGGCGGTGCTCCCGTTCGGGCCGACTGGGAGGGTGTAGCAGAATACATCGAGGTTCACGATGCCATCGCGGTCGAACTTGACGCTCGGCGGGCGGCGGGTGGATCGGCCAGCATCGAAGCCGCCGAGAACGAGGACTTGCAGGTTTTCTATGACACCGCTGTCTTCGACATCGTAGAGCGGAACCTAATGTTCGGTGATCTGTTCAGCCGGTTCCTCGACAATCATAGCATCGTGAACGGGACGAACTAATGGCTTCTATGCAGGGTGGAGGGGGTGGATTCATCACCCCCGCTATGCAGGGGATCAGCGAGAGGTATACTCTCCCCTCCACCATCGCGGCTCCACGCGCTCAGCAGCAGCAGATGGACCCGTTCGATCGGTGGGAAGCCCACTTCCAGAAGACCGCTCCTCCGATCCGGCCTGGTCGTCCTGGTTCTGACGAACTGTCTGGTGCCTATGTCGCCCGCAACAAGCGGGCGATCGAGGAGTCGAGGGTTCATGTTCAGGACCGTCAGCGTCTCATCGCTCTAGCCAAGAAGATCGGCGTGGACCTCAGCGACCCCGGCGCTTTGGGTATCCTGTGGTTGGATGCGGTCGACGAGGCTCGTACGGCGTCCGCCGTCGACCCCGGCATCGCCAGTCTCGACCGTGGTCCTTGGGAAATTTTGGAACGTTGGGCGAAGACCGGTGGTTATGAGGGTAAGGCTGTTGCTGGCAAGGGCAAGGCGCAGACCCTCACCCAAACCCAGTCTCAGGCCAATATTACCAACGCTAAGACGGCACGAGAAGTCATCATGGCCGCCCTCCGGGCAAGGTTGGACCGAGACCCCCGTCCCGAGGAGATTGCTAAGTTCATCGCAGACCTGAACGCTGAGGAGAGGGCCAACCCGACCGTCAGCACTACTACTTCGAAGTATGACGCTGAGGGAAACCTCGTCGATTCCGATACGGTTACCGAGGGTGGGGCACCGGCACCGACCGATTTCGCAGAAGGTTTCTTGACTGAAGAGCATGACGCGGAGGCTGATGCGGTTCGAGCCGGACAGGAATATTTCGATGTGGCTAGGCAACTAGCGCAACCGGTGATCTAAATGTACGTCCCTGTTGCGGGAGCGCGAATTTCCTCCGGTTACGGTCCGCGTAACGGTCGAGGAGTTATTTCGTCGAACCACACCGGTATCGACTTCGCCGGAACTGGCCCTGCTCGTGCGGCTGTTCCCGGTGTTGTCATCAGTACCGGTTATTCAGGTGGCTACGGCAACTTGGTCAAGGTTCGACACACGGACGGTACCATCGGATACTATGCCCACCTGGCTCGCTTCGGTGTTCGCCCCGGACAGTCGGTGCAACGCGGCACCGTTCTCGGTATTACCGGCAGCACCGGTAACTCTACCGGTACCCACCTTCACTTCGAGGTACGCCGTAACGGCAGGTCGGTCAATCCGATGCCATGGTTGAGCGCGAGCTACAAGGCAACCACTTCCGGCGCAATGGGCTTTGCTTCGCCGGGTAGGTACGGTGGGCAGCAGCTATCTGCTGAGCAGCTTCGAAACGCTCGAACGATTGTATCGGTCGGTCGTTCCATGGGAGCGTCCCAGCGGGACTTGACCATTGCGTTGATGACCGCCTACCAGGAATCACGGTTGATGAACTTGAACTACGGTGATCGGGATTCACTCGGCCTGTTCCAGCAGCGGGCCGGTTGGGGTTCTAGGGCTCAGCGAACGAACCCTTCGTTCTCGGCTCGAATGTTCTTCAGTGGAGGTGTTCGAGGACCGGGCACCCCCGGTCTGTTGGACATCGGTAGTCGTGCTCGAATGTCATTGACCGGAGCAGCCCAAGCTGTGCAGCGTTCGGCTTTCCCGAACGCTTATGCCCGCTGGGAGGCACTGGCGAGGGGGATTTTGGCTGGAAGCAATGGTGCAGGACTGGACATGGGACCCGACGCGATGGGATTCGAACCGGAGCCGATGGATGGAATGATTCCCAGCACTCCGGGTGGCGGTTTCTACATGGACCCTGTTAATCTTCCTGGCGTTTCACGATCCACGGAGAGTCAGTTCAATCCAGAAGCAGAGTTGGACACCTCGCAGATCAGGGACATTCGAGACCAAGGTCCATATAACCGAGCCACTAGTAGTCCGAACATCAGAAACCTGCTCTACGGAACCGAGGGTGAGGAGCCGTATAACCGCTCCACTCACCAACCAAGTATGGGCGAATTGCGTGAGCAGCGACGCAAGAAGCAGGAACGTGCGATTCCGTTCAATCGGTCCACTAGCCAACCGGCTCCCGCACCATTCAATCTGAGGAGTTTGCTTTATGGGTAGGGAGGCGTAAATGGCTACTCAGGCAGCAGAAGACCTGGCCTCCCTTGCCGGATTCACGGTTGCTTTCTTCAATTCAGACCCCGGTCTGAAGTCGCTATTCAGCAAGGCTTTGGCCGAGAACTGGACCGGTGACCGGCTACTCCAGGCTGCCCGTAATACAAAGTGGTTCAAGACTCACACCGACGCGGAACGCGAAGCGCAACTACTCAACACCTCTGATCCGGCGACATACAAGGCCAACGCAACAGACATGAATCTTCGTGTCGTTCGGCTGGCTACAGAACTGGGCATGCCGCTTGGAACCAAGATGCGGCAGACCACCACCCGACTAGCCCTGAACCAGGGCTGGGACGATGAGCGAATCCGCGCCTACTTGGGGCAGTGGAAGACCGTTCGAAATGCGGTCAATCAGGGAGCAGTTCTTGGTGGTCAGATCGGTCTGACGCAAGATCGGATCGGTGCTCTAGCGCGAGCGAACGGAATTCGTCTAAGTCGTGGAACTGAGGCTTCCTGGCTTCAGTCGGTGGCCAGCGGTGCCCTAACGGAACAGCACATCGTGGGGAACATTCAGAAGCTAGCTGCCTCGGCCTTCCCTGGGCTCGCTGACCGGATCAACTCTGGAGAAACGGTTGCTGACATCGCTGCACCCTTCGTGCAGACCATGGCGAAGTTGTGGGAAGTCAGCCCCGAGGGTATCGACATGTTCAACACTACTCTCCGAGGGGCCTTGAACACCAAGGGGCAGGATGGAAAGTTTTCGATGATGACCCTTCCGGAGTTCGAGACTAAGCTACGCAAGGACCCTCGTTGGAATGCAACCGATAACGCGCAGGACTCGTTGATGCAGGCCGGACATGAGGTGCTTCAGCAATGGGGCATCACATGGTAAGGGGCGGGTAACGTGGCGTGGCAGGATGAACTTTCTGGTGCGAGCCGAGACGCGGCTGCGGCTCTGATCGACCTATTTACTTCGTATGGCCTAGGCACCTTGGCTCCGAAGATTGTTGGCTTCCTTCAGGAAGGGTATTCCGGCGATACCATTGCTTTGCTGTTGCAGGAAACCGCCGAGTATAAGCAGCGATTTCGCGCTAATGAAGCCCGTCGTGCAGCAAACTTGGCGGTATTGAGTCCAGCCGACTATCTGCGAACCGAAATGGGCTATCGCCAGCGGCTTCAGGCCGCTGGCATCCCGCCCGGTTACTTCGATTCGACTGAGGACTTCACCCGGTACCTGGAACTGGACATCAGCCCGGATGAGATCGACGCTCGGGCTAAGTCTGCTGTGCAGCTTGCCTTTACTGTCGACGCTCGTCAGCGAGAGGTTCTGTCCCGGTTCGGTATCGACACGGGCGACCTGGCTGCCTACTACCTGAACCCGAACATCGCTGTTCCGACGCTTCAGCGCAAGGTCGACGTGGCTCTGCTGGGTGCCGAGCGCGAGCGGGCTGGGTTCGAGTTCGACACTGCTCGGGCCGAGTCGCTGGCTCAGCGTGGCGTCAGCCTCGCTCAGGCGAGGGAGGGCTACGCGGTGATCGCGGAGAACTTGCCGGTGCTGTCGAAGCTGGGTCAGATCGAGGAGGACCCGTTCACGGTCTCTGACTTCGAGTCCGAGGTGTTCGACCAGAACGCCGAGGCGGCGAGGGAGCGCAGGGGGCTGGCTTCGCGCGAGC